AAGGCAGATGCTGTTATCTGTGCGTAAGGGGGCGGCCACTGCCATTTGTACAGAATCCTTACGAGTATCCCAATCAGCAGATACCCGGTTTGTTTTAGGTAGAACAGCCAATCTGCTACCGTTACTATTTCCTGCGCCATACATTGCGTAAGTATTTTATTCCTAATTTTTTAAATAACCATAGGTGATGAAACCTTACTCCATGATATGTCAAAAAACTGCTTACCGCTGCAATAACCGCAAAAACGAGCTCACTCCAATTCCACGCCAATGGATCGCCAAGAAACTCATCATATACATTACCGAGCATCCACCATACAAGCATATTCAAAACCGAATTGAGAAGCTTATCATTTCTATCTACATATCGCTCGAATGCCCAAGTCAGAAAAAACAACGTAAGCGCCTGGCACTTGAACCAAACCTCTTCTGTGCTCCAATTCCACACATTGAATCCAACAAGACTTACAACGATCGCTGCACATAATATCACAAACGATGGCTTAAGATCCTTTCGGGTAACCTTTGGGAATAATATGTCGAATGATAATTTCACTTCTTTCTTCCTTTTGGACGATTACCTACTACTAAAGCGTAAGTGTTGTTATTTTCATCTACCAAGGTGGTATTTCTATCCACGTTTATCTGCTGATCATCAGTGCTGATCATTTCATCAGCTTCATCAACAGCAGGAGTAAACTGTGTTCCTAGAGTGCCAAAACCGATATACACGGTTTGATTGACTCTTAGCTGCAAGTACTCGTCACCTTTTTTTAGTTCTAACATGGCTATATTATTTCACGGTATTCAATAAAACTCCCTTTCAATACAGTTGTATCGGACGCATGACTTGAGTTTTGCGCCCACTGAAATTCAAAACTTCCCTCTGTAGATCCGTTGGCTATTATTCCACATATCTCAATGTACCCTCCAGTGCTTCCTGCGCCATCCAATACAATGTCTGCGGAGCTGTATGCCACATCAACTGCCTCATCCGATATGGCTGTATCGCCACATGCGTAATTGCGTCTCATAACCCTAACCAATGATGGAGATGACGGACCTGAGTGCCTCCACTTGAAATCGGCCGCACTATTGGAATCAAAGAATATTTTTGCACGGAACTGATACGACCTGCCGGCAAACATCAAAAACTTTATAGCCGCATCAGCTGATAGAGTGACATTGCTTCGCTTAATCTCATCGGCAGTTTTCACCAGCAGCACCCACATAGATGTAACCACCTCTTCACGAAGTTTTGCAGATCTGATATTTTCTTCCCTTGTGCCGGACATGCTTAGTATAGCGATATAAATGGTCTGTTTATTTGGCCTGTGATTGCGCTGTGAGCAATCACGGGGCATTCGTTTGAACTGTCGAACATTAAATTACCATTTGCCTGTACATGAACGTCCCCGTGTTTACAAGCATATAGACGTAATGGATCTCCGTTGCACCATCGTAGTAGGTCGCATCGAAACAAGTATCTCCTACGATGGCAGTTCCTTGAACAACGGGCATAGTACCCCACCCCATCATGTTTTGATCAGCAACATCAAGTTCAAACCATCGGTTGGTCGAATCCTTCTGAATGTATATCTTATCTTTTATATAGGTATATTTTGTACCCGTAGTGAACGTTTCGGTCGCAGGTGAATAAAGCACACCCGATACCCATGTATTTGCTGCAATGTCGTAGTAGTCAAGAACCGCACCGCCCGCACCGCGAAAACTGTAAATTCTACGACCGTTGATGATAGCATTTTCAGCCATCCAATTTGTATCCGTTTCACCATAAATCCAATGTGCAGACATTCCTGTGGTCGGTGCTGCTGACCTTGCTGAAGCCGGTGACAGGGTGCTCCATGTGTTAGCCGAAATTGAATAACGATACAGCGTGACTGCGTTGTTACCCATGTAGTATATGTAGTCATCATTGCCCTCAATGTTGTAGACCGAAGTTGCATCGGGTGTGATGGTCCAAGTTGGAACGGTTAATGTAGTTCCCGTGTTAGAAGTGATTGTGCGAATTTGACCCGCTCCTGTGCCTGATGTGATTCTCACTTGACTATTTGCCCATTGGTTTGTTGCCCATGCTTTCGCACTATTTACAAGCGTTGTGCCTGTGGCACTTGTAGCCGTGCCCGTTGCAAATGCGTTGTAGGCATTGTTTAAAAAAGATGGGGTGCTAATCAATTTACCATCCGTTCCAAGAGTAGCTGGCAATCCTGCGTGTACCAAAGTTGTCCAAGTATTTGTCGCAAAGTCATATTTCTTGAATGAACCTGACGCCAAAGTACCCGAACCAACCACGTACCAAACAGGGGTGCAAAGACGATAAACAGTTGAAGCTGTAAACGCAGATGCTTGTGTGGCTACGGTGATCGTTGCAGTTGCTCCTATTGTATTTGAGATAATGTCTAGTGTCACCCCCGCGTTTGGCCCAGATAAAATGTGAACCTTGTAACCCGCTAATGAACGAGCCAATGTTTGGTTAGTGATGATCGTGGAAGTTGTGCCCCCTGTTGCAGTTAACGATGAAGCTGCCACGGTTGTGCCTGTTGACCATGAACCCGCCACCCCCGCTGCCCCTGCCGCTAATGTACCAGCGAGTGCGGGTGATGGAAGTTGAATCCATCCATCTTCACTAGGGTTGTACAGATATGCAACCGTGAGGGCTTGTACATATAATTGTTGTTGCTTAAAATGACGTGATGAAGCAATGAAGCTACCCGCTACCGATGCTACGGGGGCAGGTGTTACTTGCTCCCATCTTTTTAAATCCAATAATTTTCTGGTTCCGTTTGTTGTTGCCATAATTATGTGACGTTTATGTTTCTTCTTAAATTATCTGCCGTTGCTCTTTCAACCGATGGAATAAATGAGTTTGCGTTTTGACTTCCAATTGTTGCTAGGTTAGTGATGTTCCAAGTGCCCGATTGATTTGCCGATACCGTTCCCGACACAGGTTGTGTGCTACGCGAACCATCGACATACATTTGACCCGATACTGGATTGACCTGTGCAAGTCCTATGGTTCTATTCAAAGACTGAATCCCCATGCGCATAGCTTGGATAGCTTCAATAAGCTCATTATTTGTTATCGCATCATCGTTGTCGTATATGACCTGAAGTAAGTCACTTGATGACATTGCGCTCGTGTCATAATCTAATGTGACAACCGAGTTTGCTACTGTTGTAAATCCTGCCAACGGATTTGCCACGTTGTATATAATGATGTTGCTATTGATGTTGATAATAGCAACCAATCGTTTGATGTCAAAGTTTGTTATGCCTGACAAATCAATAGTTCCAACTCCCGAAAGACCGGGGGTGAAAACATAGGTAGGTGTTATAAATGATTTCATTTTTTCTTAGCCAAATATGAGTGAATAACCAATTGCTTCTACTGCCGTAATACCTGCCGATATAGTTAAATTTCCGCTACCTAAAACGCTATTACCGTTAATAGTTTTGATATTCGCAGCACTTACAAGAGTGTCTTGTTTAGAAACAGCCAAGCCGCTATACTGGCTATTGGTTGCATTGTCACCCGTATTCGTTCCGCTTGTATTTCCTACAACCACTAACTGTGCGTCAGTAACGTAACGCCTGTTTAAGCTATCGGTAATATCGGCAGTTACAAGAACAACATTCCCTTTTTGACCGTTGACCAATAAAACGGCATCGGTATTATCTACCTTCGACCATGCTGTGCCGTCTGAAATAATCCAATCCCCTATTTCAAAATCAACTGCCGGAACATTGGCATATCCATGAGCCGAAGAAACCCCAGCATTAGCCAAATAATACCATCCCTTGTTTGATGTGGAAGGAACAGGAATAGCCGGTGTATTTGTTGCCGCATTCCATGTACCTTGATACTCTACCTGACCAATTACAGCATCAGGTATTTGTGCTATGGGAACTTTACCACCGGCATCTAATGAAGCTACACCATTATTCGCTGCACGCTTTGATGTTCTCAAATATGGATCGGTGGCTGTATCCAATCCCGATAAAGCTTGATTTGCCGTCAAATCTTCCGGATCACCTGCACCAGCAGATAAACGTCCTTTAAACGTGTATTGTGCCACGTGATACAGCTTGTCGTTGCTGATCGAATTATGAGCATACTGATCTGTATCAACTACCTCATCATTTAACTGCGCAACACCACCTGTAACTGTAAAAGCACCGTAGTTTCCATCGGCTAGTCCAGATGCATCGGGCAAAGCGTAAAAGCCCGGTATCCCGGTATCATCTGTACCGTAGTACTTTGAATTGCCAGCAGCATCAACGCCGTTAACTTTTGCCGCATTGTCCACGATTCCATTTCCATTCGAATCATAAACCGATTTGAGCATGTATGGATTGGCAGGCGCATTTTGATCTGCCACAACAAGACCATCACGTTTGATCATGACGTTGTACTCCTGAGTAACGCGAAAGACTTTCTCGTTATCATCCATGTAACCATCACTAGATCCGTTGTATCGAACAGACTCTACCTCATACCCACTTTGGGTGCCACGGAATCCATCGATAGCCAAACGTACCTGCTCCGCCAATGCATGTGCAGATGAATATGATGTGTGATAACATGAAACCGTCACGCGGTCCTCATCCATTTCGGAAGTGGTCGACTTTGTATCGTTGGGATTAGCACCGGCACGCTCTAGCACTATTGCAGGCAATGGAATAGCCTGAGTCCTGTGCATTGGCAGAATGTTGTCTGCTGCGCACAAGTCTGTAACGGCATCTGTACCAATCAATATGTCTATCAATGGTACTATCATAAGTTGCCGTATTTTTTTGCGTATTTTTTTGCAACCCGATCAATGGACCTACCCACTTCTGCCGGAAAATTCTTTTCTACCTCAGCTCTATTTAGATTGATCGCGTCATTCATTACCTCATAAGCAGGCATCACACCCGTATTGGTTACGCGAGCGGTTACAGATTCGCCGGATGGCAAAACGAAAGTCAGCACGCGAGGCTTCTTTAACCTACGCTGCTTGGTTCCTGCCTCTACTAGATGAGCATGCGGAGCACCCAGCGTGCCATAGCGATAACCCACTAAACTCGCTACAGTAGTGTTCAATGCTTTCAGCGCTTTAAAATCAATGCTGCGTAGGTATCTTCCCGACTTCACATCGGTCCGAATCTTCGCTAGGTTGCGCATATCATTTAACACAGGCTTAAGTACATTGCGCTGGGCACCCCGCAGAATGTTCTTGCTAACAGCCTCCGGAAGTTTCCGGAATAGCTCTTTAGCCTCTTCAAATCCTACAAGTTGTACTTCTGCTTTCATTTCAAATTAAAACTTTACATGCGGCTCACCGAGGATTCGAACCTCGCTCTTCAGGTCCTACCACCCGGATCGGTCCTTCGATGCCAATTAGCGGCGTACAGCTACACCGCCTGAGAGCCATTATTTTTTTGAATCAATGCCTGATCTTTTGTTTTACTACCCTTACTACTTCCATAGTAGTAGCCTACCACGATTACTACTAATGTTCCAAGGCTTCCAACCATGGAGTAAAGAATATCTTTATTAGTCTCGGGAACTTCCCAAAACGATAGCAACACAATGGAAGCAATGAATGCAACCATAACTGTGATGCCTACCCAACCCATCATCCAATCACGTTTGCCACCGTTATTTTTCATGAACTCAATCTCACGAGATCGTGCATTTTGAGTGTCGGTTATTTCGGCAATAATGACTTCCGTTTCTTGGCGCATTGCTTCCATTTCACGCTGATGCAATTGCTCCTGTGCTTGGCGGCGAAGCTCCTGCTCTGCCAATTTTAATTCGTGTGCAAACTTTTGAAGCTCCGGATTATTTGGATCAGCCGCCGCAGCCTTATCTACTTTGTTAAATAGATTATCAATAACAAAATCATCGAGCTTACCGGGTATAAGATCCTTGGCAAGATCAGGAAGCAAGCCCCCAACCTTCTGAAAGATTTTACCGGCAGTAGTTTCGCTGAATGGTTTTTTAGTGCGCTTGTCCATTACTTCAATAATTTAGTTTTCCACATTACTTTTTTTCCCGATTCAAGCATTGGATATATCGCTTGGTAAAACATCCGAAAGGCACCGGTGCTTTGTGCTACCCATCCATTTGGGTTGACTATTTCGCTGGACAACCCGAGCAATGGGCAACCTGCCGTATCTTCATCATCGTTGCCGATGTGGGGATAAACCTTATCGAAGTTTGGTATACCATCAATCTCAATAAAAAATTTAAACCAAGGATATTTCGCCTGGTACTTTTTAGTAAGTGGAGTTTGGGTGCGATTGATCACAAGCGGATACAAGCCCTCGGCAAAACAAGTTTCACCTTTCACCTTTACATCCTGATACTGATCTTCCAAACAGAAGAGTGGAAACTTTCCACCATAGTCCACCATAGACAAAGTATAGTCTGGCATCAGAAGAAATCTTTCGTGCTGAATTACTAAGTCCATGCGTCTTTTTTGATAGCTGTTATTACTAATGACTCTTTCCTTCCCATGGGTTCTACCTTGGTTATTTGGTAGTACTCCGACTCAACAAGTATTCTCATCACGGTTGTAATGCCTGCCGTATATCTTGTGTTGAACATCACCTCTTGCGTGGAGGCAAGCTGTTCCATGCGATCACTTTCACCAAGAGCCCTGTACCTTCTTCGACCCCATAAAGTAGCATGTGTAGCCCATGTATATTGCGGTTCATTGGCGGCAGTTCTCGAGCTCTCCGATTGAACTTGCACCACTATCTTGGTATCGTATCCTTGAAAGTTTTGCATCGCATTAGTCAGGCATTATAAGAACAAAAGCACTTAGTAATGACTGCACGGTAGCAACTGATCGTGATGGCGAAGTGATAGTACCGACTACTGATGATTGACGATTCTCGTACATATCTGCAATAAGAATTTTCATGGCATAGATGATACTTTTTGGAACAGAAGCTTCCGCAATACCCGCAGTGAAGTCAATCACTATCACGTTTGGACCATCATTAGTAGAGTAAATGTTTTCAAAATAAATTCTTGGTGGAACACTATCTACATCTACCCGATAATCGGTAGTAACCGTCATGGTAATCTCGGTGCCGGCTTCATTAAAGTATTTGACACTTTGTACAGATACCAACGGATGAAGCGGCATGTGCAAGTAAGGACCATCCGGCCACGTATCCAACTTCAACTTACCTGCCGAATCACCTACCCAGCACTTACAATAATTCTCAACCCACTCGCGTGCAGCAGTTATAAGCGCAGT